ACTCGACGCGCTCCCAGCGCGGGTCGTCCCAGTCGGGTTCCGGGGCCTGGTCGTCGAGCACAGGCACCTTCGGCCAGACCGTGTCGCGCTGCCGGTCGATGAGCCGACGGTACCAGAACCGCGCCTCCACGTAGCTGCCGTCCGGGGCGCGGAGAAAGTCGGTGTAGATGTAGCGCTTGTCGATGGCGTCGAGTTCGCCGGTTTGCGGATCTCGGAAGATGGGCGTGGTGAGGCGCGGGTCGTGCACCTCGAACTGCACCTCGCCCGAGACGACCTTGAAGCCGATGCACGCGCTGCCCGTCGCGCCGCCGTAGTCGCGCGCCATCGCGCACTGTTTCCAGAACTGCCCTTGGTCGAGCACGCCCGAGAGCCAGTCCTCGGTATCGGCGTCGCCGAGCACGTGGGCGCTCGGATGACGCCGGGAGCTGAAGAGCATCGCGGTGAAGCGCTTGACGATCATGCGCACGAGGTAGTGCGGCGCGGTGGGGCGGCGGAACTTGAGCGGCATCGTCTGCCCGGCATCGTAGAAGCCGGGCGGGACGTACTGCGCCGTCGCCACGAACTCGGTCTCGACCTTGGGAAGGCGCTGCGCGCCGTCCCAGTCGACGGCGCGGTGGTCGTAGTTCTCGCACCGATAGTAGGCGAAGAGGCGGTTGAGTTCGATTTGGCGCGCAGTGAGGCCCATCCTTCTTCCCGCCTCGAACGCGGTCGCGGCGATGCCTGGGAGCATGCCCGAGGCCTGCCGCACGTCTGCGCGCGTTGCGCTGCTCACCGCTCTGTTCCTCCTCAGCTCTCCGCGATGATGGTCACGCTCGGGGTGCCCGCTGCGCGCTTGACCCAGATGTTCCTCATGCGCTGAGTGCATTGGTAGACGCTACCAACACCCCCGCCGCCGAGCACCTTGCCAGAGTCGGTTAGGCCGTCGAAGGAGAAGAGCACGGCGTTTGCGAGCGTAGCATTTTCGTTGATGAAGGTGATTCTGCGCGGCTCGAAGCCGAGCGTGAGAGTCGGCGTAGCCGAATAGGTCGCTGGTGCGGCTACCGTGAGCATTTGGATCGCCATGCGAAGGAGCTTACCACACTCAAGGAATCACTGCGTCGCGCACGCGAGCCACATTTCCCACTGGATACTGCCCTTGTAGAGCAAGCCCTGGAACTCGCAACGCCAACCTGTTTTCAGCAGGTAGCCGGCGAGAAGAGGGTAGCATGCGTACTCGCCGACGTTCTGGTTTGCCGTGTCGATAGCGTAGTAGACGCCGCCTGCGAAAGCCACGTCGTTGTTGCCGTTGCAGTACAGGTCTACCTGCATGCGCGGGTTCGGGGCTGTCCAGGTCAACGATTTCCCCACCGTGTACACCTTCGCGCGGTCGAGGCCGCCAGGGTCGCCTTTCGGCCCTTGGGGCCCGGTGCCACCCTGAGGACCGGGAGGACCTGGGAAGCCTTGCTGGCCCATCGGGCCCACCGGGCCTTGAGGGCCGGGGTCGCCTTGCGGGCCTTGGTCGCCCTTGTCACCCTTCGGGCCTGCGGGGCCGGGGGGCCCTGGAGGCCCTGCGGGGCCGGGCGGCGCGGGCTCGGAGCACGAGCACGGCGAGGTGCGGCTCGCGGTAGCGCCCGATTCGGACGAGCCGCACGAAAGAGCCAGCAGTAGAAGGAGTGCGAGAAGCGGAGTCAGTTTTGCCTTCATCGTCGTCAGCCTCCGAGTTTCGTCTTGCGCGTTCCTCGCGAATTCTGAACCGAACTCCTTGACTTTTCCCCGAAAAGTAACTAAGTCGCGTAGCGACTTAGCGGCGCATCAAGTCGATGTGCCCCACCGCGCCACGGGTAGCGAAGGCCTGGCGGGCGCCTTCGCGGCTGAAGTAACACGCCATCAGTCTGTCGCCCGTGTGCAGAGACGGATCGTAGGCGAGCATCTCGTTCACCCAAGCTGCGATTTCCGGGTGCATCTTGCCGCCTTCGTTCGGGATCACCCATTTGCCGTTGGCGATTTCGGTTGCCAGTCCCTCGATGCCGAACTCGGGGTGCAGCTTGTTCTTGCCCGTGTTGAAGGGTCTCACCGGAACCGCGCTCATCTTCTTCGCGAAGTCGAGGATGAACTGCTGCGCGCTGACGCTTTCGATAATAATCACGCTGTGATACCTGCGGTGGTGGTCGATGACGCGGCTGACGATATCCGGGCCATGCCACCTGCCCGACTCCACCCACAGCACCTCGCGCGTGCCGTCGGGCGCAACGGCGATGGTGAAGAACACCGTGAGCGCGGAGTTGCTCTTTTCCCGCGTGCCGAGGTCGACGCCGGTGTAGGTGCGGTAGCCCGGAGGAACTTGCTGCAGCGCGTAGCAGGGGCGCTTGCCGTCGCCGAGTGAAAGCGCGATGTCGATCCATTTGCGCTGGAACCGCGCGCTCTGCTCGTCCCGGGAGACGCACATGAGTTGCCGTGCGAACTCGCTCTCGCTGATTTCGTTGCGGCGTTGCTCGATGCGCCAATCTGGCCAGCGCTCGGGCCAGATGCTCTTTCCGTCCTCGCCCGTAATCGGAATCCGCACGGACTTCCAGCGCGGGTTCCGCGAGAGCTGGTGCAAGAAGTCCTGCGGGTGGAAGGCGTTGCCGATGGCGATCACCCTAGCGTGCTCGGTCAGGCGGCCCGTGATGTTCGCGTTGTACCAGTTCCAGAGCCGCTCGCGCTCCTTCGCGTTGAAGGCCGTGTCCCACGTGAGCACGTCGTCTAGGATGACCCGGTCGAAGCGCGAGCCGAGCACGCGGCTCGTTGTCCACGGCACCACCTGCACGCTCGGCTCCTTGATAGCCTGGTGGCGCTCGACGGTGAACGACGTACTGGTCCAACGAAGCCCGCGCCGAAGGTGAGGAAACACCTCCCTGAGTTCGGCCGAGGTGTCGATGTAGCTGGCAATCGTGCTGACGATTTTGCGCGCCTGGTCAATGGCGTTCGAGACGACGCAAACGCGCAGGTTCGGGTTGCGCCCGAGCTCCCACAGCACCCGGCCGATGGACAACTGGAACGTCTTGCCGCTCTCGACGAACGCCCACACGACGAGCCGGTCGTGTTCGTTCGCCAGCTTCTGGAGCAGCTCGTGATGCGGCGCCTGCACGACGGGCTTCCCGGTCACCTCGTCACGCAGCACGTACTCGCAGAACTCGTTCACGTTGACGCGGGCGACGACGGCGCGCATCCCGCGCGCCCACGAGGCTACGCGGACCGCGTCGGCGGGCCTGGTGCGGCAAAACTCTGCAATCTCTCCAGGTGAGAGCGGAAGGCGGGAAGTCACCAGCGCACCTTGACAACGAGCCGAAAAGCTGCTAAGTCGCAAAGCGACTTAGTTGAAACGCGCCAATTCTCAGTGCAGTGTTTCACGTGAAACCTACTGAAGCGTGCGAGGCGAAGTAGAGCCGCCGCCGCCGTCGTCGCTGAGGAGCGCCGTGTCGACCACACCGTCCTGCCGGGCGCGGGCAATGGTGCGGGCGATGCGCTCAAGCTCACGCGCCGCCTGCTCGGGGGTAATGGCGTCGAGTTCCTTCTGCGGGTTGAGAAAGTGGCCCGGGTCGCCAACACGCAAGCGCTCGATCTCGAAGGCGGTTTTGATCGCCTCGTTCGCCCTCGCCGTAAGCTGCGCGGTCTGGCGAATGATGGCTTCGACGGCACCTGGGTCGACCGAGCCCGAAGCCGCCATCCGCTTGTACTCGGCCACGAGCATGTCGCTCAGCGCGGAAACGGGGCCGAACAGGCGATTGATGATGACGGCCATGGCGAGCGAGTTCTTGCGCGCGGCGTCGGCTGCGCGCGCTTCGTCGGTGCGCGCAGCAACGGCGTCCTGCATCGCCTTTTCCCGCTGCTCCTGCGCGATGCGCTGGCGCTCCTCGAACGCCTTCTGGCGCTCGAAGCGAGCTCGCTCCTGCTCCTCCTCCAGCATGAGTTTGATGGCGGGGCAGTTGAGCTTCTTCGTCCGCCAGCCAATCAACCACGCGCGCCTTGCGGTGCGCGCGTCGCACCCGCACTTCTTCGCCGCCGCAGTGTAAACGCCCGGATTTTCACGGAAAGCCGCCACCAACGCCTCGTAAAGATTCTGCGTGATGGGCTGCCGACCCATAGAGCGCCTACGGTCGGGAGATGTAAGGGGATTTTGCGAGTCGGACATGGACACACTAAGTGTAGCACAAGCGCCGAACACCCCGCGCAAAACAAGAAAGCGCAAGCACATATTGTGCTGGTGCCAGTGCTGACGGCGCGGTGAGCGACCTTCGTTGGACCTTGTGGCACGATTGCCGACTCTCGTCGGCTCGGCTCTGCTCTGCTCGAACCTCGCTGCCGAAACGCCTCGGCTGGGCGCGCTCGGGCGCCGTACTGTCTTCGAGGGCGGTTACCGGACGACTCCGCCCTCGATGCGGTAGTGCCGAGTGACCCCGGACAGGCTGCGCTGCAACCCTGCATCGTGGCTGACAAGCACGACGCACCGGTCCTGCGCGAGGGCGGAAATGACCGTGCTAGCAGCTTCCCTTCCTGCGTCGTCGAGTGAGTCGAAGGCTTCGTCGAGGAACAGCGTCCCGGGCGCGGTGCCCGAGGCTGCAGCTGCGACTTCGCCGAGCGCGAGTGCAAGCGCGAGGTCGATGCGCCTGCGCTCCCCTCCGCTTGCCCCTCTGTACCCTCGCCCCCCTTCGATCGTCATACCTATCGAGTCCTTCACCCCTCCGCCCTTGGCCTTCTCCGAGTACGGGCTTAGGTGCAGTTTCAGTTCTGCCCCTGCGAGCCGGTCGAGGTACGAGTTGGCGATCTGCTCGATGCTTCCGAGCGCGTTTTCTAGGAGGTGCGCGCGGACCCCTTTGGTCGACAGTATCCTGTCCGCGGCTCGCAGTTCCGAGAGTTCCTTGGCCAGGATGTCGTGCTCGTCCTTAACGTCGGCGCGTTCGGCGAGCACGCTGCCGAACTCGTCGGAGATCTGTTCGAGCTTGCGCTTTGCTTCGGCGATTTTGCCCTGCCGGCGCTGAAGCTCTGACGCCTGCGCCTCGCACCTGTTCTTCTCTCCGCGCGCAGCGTCGAGGCTTGCCTGCGCGGCGTCGAGCCGGGTTGTTTCCTCCCGCAGTGCGGCGGCGGCTTCTTTCAGCCTGCTCTTCGCCTCCTCAAGGTCTCGACGGAAGTTGTTGACAATCTGGGAGTGCACGAGCCGCCCGCACGTTGGGCACAACCCGTCTTCGAGCGCCCTGCACCGGCTTGTCAGATCCCGCACGGCTTGGTCCGCGCGCACCTGACTGTCCCAGGCGGTTTTGTGCGAGGCGTGAGCGTCTCGGACGGCGCTTTCCAGCCTGCGTACCTTCTCCTCCAAGGAGGCAAGCCGCTCGCGCAACCCGCCCGCCTGCTCCGTGTCTTCCTGTGCAACGCACCAGGCCCGGGCGTCTTCGAGCCGTTTGCCGAGCTCCTTTGCCCTCGCGTCGAGAACCGAGAGCTCCCGCGCGGCATCGCTCAGGTGCCTCTCGACGTTGTGCAGGTCCTGTCTGCATGCGTTGCTCGCCGCCTCGAACAGTTCGAGCCCGAGCAGTTCTTCGAGCATGCGCTTGCGCTCCGCGTCCGTTGCCCTGCCAAACGCGGCTGCGTCCGCGCTGCTGAGGACGCTCGCCCTCCGCCAGACGCCGAAGGACGGAATCAGTCGGTCGAGCGCTTCCTGCGCCTTGCTCGTCGTCTCGTAGACCGTTTCGGAGGAGGCAGCGTCCGTGAAGAAGCGCAGCCTCGGACTGCCGGACTGGCAGCGTTCGATGCGGGTTGTCGCGTCCTGCTTGACCAGCCCGAGGAGGTCGACCGAGACGCGCCCTCCCCCTTTGCCTCGCCAAGGGCTGTCCCCGCGCAGCGTCTCCCCCCAGCACGCCGTCGCAACGGCTTCGACGATGCTGCTCTTGCCCGCCCCGTTCGGCCCGGTGATGAGCACAAGCCCCGTCCTCGGCAGTTCGACCTCGGAAGATGTGTGCGCCATGAACTCGACAAGCTCGACACGCGACACAATCAAGGCTGCGCCTCCTACCGGGTTTCGATGCCGGCGCTGTCGCAACCGTCATCGTCTGCTTTCTGGCGCTGCGAAACGTCAACTCGCCTCGGCGCTGAGGCGAGCACAAAGGGGGCTCCGCGTGGATTCACCTTGAACTTGCAATACACAGGAGCGCGCGTCTCACCTTCGAGAGGGATGTTGACGATGCACACGATCTCAAAAAACACGAGCGGAATCGTAAAGACAATGAGATCTGTGTACTCCCCGTGCTTGAGCTCACCTTCGACAGTGAGTTGAGGATCGCTGCTCTTGTACTTCGAGCGAATTTCCGGCAACACTTCTCTCATTCCTTCCGTGGATCTGTGGCGTACTTGAGCACCTTCTTTCGTACGTTTTCGCGGTCGAGGCCAGGGTCAAGCTCGACGCGGTCGATGTACGCATCGATGGCGGAAATCAACGTGCGCGACCTGTACGCCTCGGTTGCCTGCTTCGCCGCTTCACTTCGACGGTGCGCGTCCACGACGGGCACGACCTCGCCGGCGAACACGGCATCTTCCTCAATCGCGAGCTGCAGTTCGCCCATCACCGACGGGACGTTTTCAGGCTGCGTCCGCAGGCGCACATAGGGCAAGTGCCCGGCTTTTCTGTACGCTGCGACAATGCCCCGCCATCCAGAGGCGTGGTCGAGCGTGAGAAACCTTGGGCCCGGCACTCGCACACTCAGGTCAAACTCTCCCGTGTCCGTGTCAAGCAGAACGACGGTGCCGAAACGGTCTTCACGGACGTCTTCCGGCGATGGGTTGTCGAAGCCGGTGGGGCAAAGAGCGCCGCACTGCACGATGCGCCTGCCCGCGTCTGCGTAGTGCTCGTGCCAGTTGCCGACACAGCAGCCCCGAGCTCCGGCTCTCTCCAGCCACCCGCGTAACCACTCCTCCTCAACGCCCTCCTGCGAGGCGCGCAGGTACGGTGGCGTTCGCGCGTTCTTGATGCCGATGTGAGCGCAAAGGTAGAGCGGCGCGCCGTCGGTCCTCGGCAAAGAAAAGACCATGCGCGCTGCATCAAGGACCTGCTCGGCCGAGGCGCCGGCGATGAACGGCTGCATGAGAAGAAACGCATCGCGAGCCCCGCCTTTCCCCTTCGCCGCCACGCGGATCATTTCGGAGTGGTCTACGACGTGCACATGCTCCGAAACGAACCGAAGAGGTGCGAGCGCGTTGTCCCCAACCCTGACTGACCATTGGTCATGGTTTCCGACGAGGAGGTAGATCGGACAGGAGGAGTACTCTACGAGGATGCCCATCACCTCGGCTTCGATTTGTGGATACGGGTCCGCCGTGTCGAACAGGTCTCCAAGCACAACGAACGCATCCACGTCTCGCTTCTCCGCGACCCTCAGCGCGTTGCGCAGCACCCGGGCTGTCTCGCGACACCTGGTGTTCATGCGCTTCTCATACGGCCCCCCGAGAACCTGGTGGTTGCCGATGTGACAGTCCGCAACGAATGCGACCTTGCTCATGCACCTTCCTCCTCTCCGTCAGTGTCGTCCTCGGATTCCTCCTCCTCTACGTCCTCGGCCTTGACCTCGGCATTCGGGTCGAAAGGCACGCTCGGCTCCCATTCGAGCGCGGCGAGCGCCTGCGCGTACGCCTTCGGGCCCTTCTTGCCTGGGCCCTTGAATCCGTCCTCGCGCGGGTCGATGAGCTTCAGGCGCTTTGCGTGCTCGATGGTGGACCAGAAGTTGTCCCATCCGGTCTCGTAGTCGAACCGCACCCGCGCCTTCCGGAACGGGGAAACGAGCCTGTTCTTCGCCGACATGATCGTGACGATCTTCGCGATGTGCTCGCCGTCCGCGTTCTTGATCGCCTTTCCGCCGAAGAACTGGAGCCGAAGCGATGCGTGGAACTTAGGCGCGTTGCCTCCTGGCGTCGTTGTGCTGTCCCCCCACAGCACGCCGAACTTGTGACGGATCTGGTTGAGCATCATGAAGTGGCCGCGCTTCTCGTGCAGCGGGCCGAGAAGGCGAGGCAGGTTTGCGCTCATGCATCGCGCTACCTCGCCCGGGGTCTTGTCGCCGACGTCGGCGCGAAGCCCATCCTTGGTTTTGGTGCTCGCGAGCGAATCCCAAACGACCAAGATTGGCCCAACCGCCGCATCGTGAGCGTCGAGCACGGCGAGAAACATCTCGAACGCCTCCTCCATGTGCTCGGGCTGGAGGATGACGAGTTTGGCCACGTCAACACCGAAGGTCCGCGCGCGGTCCTCGTCGAAGCTGTACTCGGTGTCCGCAACGACGCCCACGCCACCCATCCTCTGCACGCCCGCAAGAGACGAGTAGCCGAGGCTGGTCTTGCCGCTGCCCTCGCTGCCGTACACCTCCGACATGCGGCCCACGGGCAGCCCTCCGCCGCCGAGTACGTAGTTGTCGAGCACGTCGATGCCGGTCGGAATGAATTCTCGGATTTGCGCTGCTGCATCTCGGTCTTCAGCTATCGATGTCGCGCGTTCGACGCCGAATCGCCTTTGGATGATTTCGAGGATTCTCTGCTCAACTGCCTGTTTCTTCTTTGCCATGGTCGACGTTAGAGGATGGTCGCCCAGACGTACCCAGACACATAGGCACGCCTGGGCGAGTATGTGCGTTTCGTTCAGAGCGGCGGAACCTCATCCGAACGGAATCTCGTAGTCACCCCCGGGGTCGTCGACCTCGTCGGCTGCGGTGCGAGAAGGACGAACCGGCGTGTCGTATTCGTCGCGCCCTTCCTCCCCCGACGGCCGTTCGCCTCGGAGGATCTTGCCGATGTCCTCGTCCGAGTACACGCGAGCGTACTTCTCCAGGTCGATTTGGGCTTGGATCCACTCGTTGATCTGCTCGGGCGAGGAGTGCAAGGGGCGCACCTCGCCGGCCTTCACCTTGTACCTCGTATCGCTCTGCGACGTGCCCTTGCGGAGGATCGCGATGTCGCATCCTTTGAGCGGGTCGATGAAGTCAACTCCGTCCTCCCTTCGCAGCTCGATGAGCTGCTCTTCGATTTGCGGACCGAAGCCGAGAACACGAGGACCGTCCTCCTCCCTTCCACGCTCGATGACGTTGGCGTAGCACCGACGTTTGGCGCGCAGTTTCTTCGCCTTGTCCTCGTCGAGCGGGTTGCCGGAAGACAGGAGTTTCTGCTCCATCTTGCAGACCTTGCACGGGCGCTTCGCTTCGAGCCGCGGGCAAACGAAGCTAACTCGTCCTTGCGCAGGCACGTCGACGTAGTGGATGTAGGTGACGCGCTTCCACTTCTTGCCCGGAAGCGCTGGGATGAATCGCACGATGGTCTTGCCGGGTTCGAGTTTGACGAACGCGCTTCGGCGGCTCGACTCGAAATCGGTCATGTCCTTTTCGGCGTCTTCCTCGGTGTAGCGCTCGTATTGAACAAGCGAGCTGCCAGTCGAGCGAACCATTGCTTCTGCATCTTTCTTTGCCATGTTCTCCTTCCTTTCTTGCTACACGCCCCGTAGGGCCTATCTGCGCCTCTCAGATCATGTCTTATGCGAAACGCGGAGATTTTCTTTTCACTCCTCGTCTTCGTCACGAACGCTGCGTGTTGCCTCGATGTCGTGAGCCGCCTTGAAATCCCGTCCGCTGCGCTGGATCTCCTTTTCGACACGCATGTGCGCGCCGATCGAAACGAGCGCGTCTTTCTTCGCCCGTAGCGCGTCGACGACGCCGGACAGCATCTCCACGTCGGCTTGCGCTTCGATGCACGCAAGCTTTGCCTCCTCGTACTCGTCCTCCGACTCGATGAGCGCCTCGATGTGCTTCTCCGTCATGCGGCCGCGTGCCGCGCCATCGTCTGGCGACCTCTCGCGAATCTGGATGTAGAGTTTGCTCCAGACCTTATCCCGCGCGTGTTTCGCGAGCAGGTACTTCCTGAGCGCCCTCGCGTACCGCGCGTTCTGGTACGCGATGTCGCCAGGGAGGCGTGCGAACTCGGCCTCGATCAGTTCGGGCTCTACGCGGACGGCTTGCTGGACGGCCTCGTCGAGGCCTTCTGTGCTTTCGCTGACTCTTCGTTTTCGCATCTCACACCTTTCCTATGGCAATTGCGCACATCACCTATTGCTTTGACCTTCAGGTCTTCGAGAGCTCTCGATAACTCCTTTGCGCGACGTCCTTTCAGGCCGTCCAGGAACTCCTGGACGTCTCGAACCACGGCTGAGCAGACAACGCACAGGTTCTTCATCTCCGGCAGTATCCACCCGGTGCCGTGGCAGGCAGCGCAGTGCATGCCCTTTTTAGCCTCAGGACAGCCGCATTTCACCGGCATCGTCGAGCTCCTCAAGTGATCCCCACCGCTCCCCCCACTTGATATCAACACAGATCGGCACGCCCATCGATTCGTGCCCCGTCATGACATCGCGAAGCTTGCCCGCAAACTCCGAGGCGATGCTGCGGTCAACTTCCGCGAGCAGCGAATCGTGCACTGTTGCAACGAGCTTCGCAGGAACGCGCTCTCGCAAGATCCACTCAACCATCGGCCAGAGAGAAGCGGTGAGAAAGTCCGCCGCCGTCCCTTGCACGGGTGTGTTGATTGCGGCGCGCTCTGCATGCCCGCGAGCCTCTTCGTCTGCGTCCGCGACGGCCCAGAGCGGCCTGCGGCGGGCCGGTCTCTTGTCCCACCATGTCCGCGCTTCGCCTGTTTTGCGAGCCTCCCGCACCTTCTCCTTGCACCAGGCAGCGAGCTTCTTGTACCGCCCCCAAATCTTCCTGTTGATCGCCTCGACCGTCGCGACGCTGCACCCGAATTCAGCCGCGATTCCTGCATCCGTTTTGCCGTAGAGCCTGCCGAAGATCACGGCCTTGATCTGCGATCTGTACGGGTCTTGCTCGTCCTTCGACATCTTGTCCCAGTCCTCGCGCTTGATTCCCCACGCGAGTTCGCAGCACTCCCGAGCGCCTCTTCTGTGGATGTCGATGCCACGTCTGAAGTCCTCGATCATCTCGTCGTCCTGGGAGAGCATCGCAGCTACGCGCAGTTCCATCTGCGCGTAGTCGGCTTCGATGAGCACCGTGTTCTTCCCGGCCGCGACGAACGAATCTCGCACCATCTTCGCCTCGCTGTCGCCCTTTGCGCGAGGCAGGTTCTGAAGGTTTGGCTCTTTGGAGCTCATGCGCCCGCTACCCGCACCGTCGAGCAGATACGTGGTGTGAATCCGCCCGTCATCTCTGATGTGCGGCAACATTCCTCCGCCGTACAAGTCGAGCTTGTCATACTTCCGGTATGCGCGGAGAAGCCTGGCGACTTCGTGCGTGTCTGCGAGCTCGTCGAGCACGTCCTTGTCCGTGCTCTCGGCTCCGGAAGCTGTGCGCTTGACAACAGGCAGTTCGAGCTCCTTGAACAGCAGGCTTGCAATCTGCTTTGAGGAGCGCGGGTTGAAGTTCCCCCACGCCTTGAGTTTCTCCTCCAGCTCTCGCTTGCGTAGCTGGCAGTAGTTGTGAGTCTGCTCGATAGCGGCCCGGTCTACCCCGATGCCCCAGTACTCCATCCACTGAAGCGCGACAGATGCGGGTCGCACGACCTTCTTCCACACGGCTCGGAGGTCTTCGTCTTCTTTGAACTGCTTCGATAGGCGACGGAAAACGGCGCGCGTTGCCCATGCATCGCAGGCGTTGTAGCGGTAAAGGACGTCCTCCGGCACGAAGCCGTACGCAAACGCCATCGCGCTCTCGCCCGCCGCGATACGTTCCAAGACTTGCCTCGGCGCTGGATACGTAGGCAACAAGGGCTTGCGCACCTCGGAGGTCAGGCGTTTTGCCTGGTAGTTCAGGTCGCGGCACACGTCGCTCACGGCGTCGTCCGACTTGGCCCAGTACCCGCCCATTCCGACCAGTTCAGCCATCGTTGCGAGGTCTGCCTTAGCCTCGGCGTCGAGCAGTCGGCGAATGAGCCGTGTGTCGGCAAGTACCCTGTCAGGCCGCCCGAGCGCAGCGCCCAGGTCTGCCATCATCGCCTGGTTGTCGTACTTGACGTTCTGCCCGATGAGCCTCGGGCCGTCGTCGAGAAGTTCGCGCAGGGCAGCTCTTGCGCCCTCGTCTCGCATTCCCTCTCGGGTCCAGGTGTAGGCATGCCTCGCCCGCAGTCCGAGCAAGGTCACGCACTCGACGCGGAACTCAGCGTTCCCAGCCTTTCCCGATGTCTCGACGTCGTAGACGATAGGCCCCGTCGCGCGCAGGTCTGAAGTTGCTTGCTGCGCATCCTGCCCCGTCTCGACCAGGTACGTGCAGCCGGCGAAGAACCTGGGCTTCGGGATTTCGCACGTGAGCGCCCACTTCAAGTCCTCCTCGAACATGCGCTGAACGAACCTGTTTCTCAGCGCTGCTGCGGGGTTCGCGGTGAAGAAGACCGGCACGAAAACGCCTTCGTCGTTCACGTGCCACGCCCACCCGCGCCTGACCGACAGGATGCCCGGACAGCGACCAACGACTGCCTGCATCGCGGCGCGACCCATGCACACGATGCGCACAGGGTCGGAATCACGAACCACGGTCGCCGTGAACGGCCTGCACGCCTTGATCGCCTTGTCCGAGACCTGGGCCTTGCCCGGGCAGCACCTGACCGCGTTGTCCAGCGCGACAGGGCCCGTCCACCAGGCTGCAACGAGTTCGCGCAGGTACCTGCCGGACTCGCCCGCGAACGGCCTACCTGCCTGGTCTTCGGCGCGCCCTGGCGCTTCGCCGATCAAGAGCACGCCTCCCGGTTGCCCCTCGGGGTTCATGCACACGGTGCGAGCGCTCGCGCGCAGTTCACACCGCGTGCACCCGTGGTCAATCGGCTCCGGCACCGTAGCCCCGACGGCGCTCTGCATGTCGCGTGGGTCGAATAGGGGGAGCTTCTTCACCGCGCGCTCTCTCAGTCCTGGATCGACGGCTTGACGAGCTCTGCGCTACGCGGCACACGCACGTCGAGGTCCGGGATGCGCTGAAGGAGCGGGACCTTGTTCTTGTTCGCAACGCACCACGCGAGCAGTTCCTTCTTCGAGTCGAAGCCCTGCTCCTTGATGAGGATTTCCAGAACCTCGCGGAGTTTGGTCGCCGTGAGCATCGCCTCGGTGACCTTCCCTTTGGCGTTCTTCGCCGACGGCTTGGCCTCCTCCTCCTCCTCCTCCTCCTCATCCTCCTCGTCGTCGTCCCAGTCCTCCTCATCCTCCTCGTCGTCTTCGTCGTCCCAGTCCTCTTCGTCTTTCTTCGCGTCGTTCGGCTTCTTCCGCGAGGAGGTGGCTTTGCCCGGGTCGCTGGCGGTCTGGACCTTCGAGCGCTCGGCGGTCTCTTCTCGCGGCTTCTCGTCGGTCGCGGCCCGCTCGTCAGTCTCCGTGGTGACCGACGACTTGGTCAAGAGCAGCACAAGGTGCTCCACCGACTTGACCGGGATGCGAAGGTACACGTCGAACCCGCTGTCGGTCTTCTCGATTCTCGATACGATTTCCTCAATCTTCATTGGTTGCTGCCTCCTTCTTCTCCGTGAAGAACCGCGACAATACGAATTGTCTACGCATGTCGTCACTGCTCCAGGTGTGCGAGTAGGTTTTCTCTGCGATGTGAATCAGCCTCGGAATTTCTTTCCTATCGAATCTGCAGAGGTCATTCTGCAGGAGTCGCACGGCACTGATCCTGGCAGATCTCTTCCACGGCCTTCTAGGCGTGCCGAGCCCTCTCAAGCGCATGCCTAAAATCCCTGTAAGGTCGCCGTCGCTCCACACCGAGAGCCAGCTTTCGTCTGCGAGTTTCACTCGCGCTACCACGTGCGGCTCGGCATGTCCGCACGTGCACGGAATCTCATTGCGCATTGGTCACATCCTTATCCCCGAGCGTGCCAGCAGAGAAACGAAGGTCCCCCATCAAGTCGAGCCACGCCTCGAACTCCATGGACACGATCGTCGGTTGCTTGGGCCTGTGCGTCACGACAACGACAGGTCTGTTACGGTACTCCGGGCTGCTGCTTGCCTTGGCCGCCGCAGTCGCCTGCCGTAGCTTGCTTGCGATCGACGCTTCGCTGTCGGTGCACTCGATCCACCACGGTGTACCTCCGATGTCGGGGCACTCGCTTCCTTCCCGTGCCTGTCCGAACAACCTCCGCGCTTTCGGGTAGACACGGCGAAGGCGAGAGGCGATCTGCCGCTCGTACGCGACGCCTTTCGCCCGCGCCTTCCTACCCCTCTCGCTCCGCGCGCTGAAGCCGGGGTAGAGTTCGTCAGCGATCGTTTTCGTAGCTGCTCCTTTCCTCTTCGGCATACCACCACCTATCCTTTCGGCCGCGCCGGGCAATGGTCGAAGATGTCGCACCCGGCGCAGTGCGGCCCGGGAACGAAACTGGGCAGCGCTCCGTCTCGAAACTCGGCGCGCGTTTCCGCGACGCGCATCAC